TTACTGAATGCACCTTCACCATTATTGTATCCGTCACCTACTACATTTAATACAGTAGTCCATATATATGTTTTATCAGATGGGCCAGCAATGCCGGCTATTAAACGATTTGTGTCGCTAAAATAATATCCTGCCGGTGCAGTGAATTTAATCATTGCACCTTTAGTAGTGTATTTCATATTATAAGTAGAATATGTTCCTACTGGTATAGGAGTATTATTGCTACCATTAATGTTAAAGAAATAACCAGTTAAACTACTAGCATTAACTGTTTGTTCTTGCCAATATACTGTGCCGTCACCGGAAGCCGCATTAACATTGTATCTCGTATAATCTTGTATATAATATTGTCTAGCACGATTATCTGCTAATAGTGCACCTAATGTATCTGTTAAGAATGTGATGATATCGCCGGATGTAGTGATAGTTAATAATATATTACCATCAGTATCATCTTGATACATACCACCGTCACTTGAGAATGAATTTGTGCTGGAGTATTTTCCGGTTGGATCTAACAGGTCTAAGTTTTTTGATACACCAACAGAACTGCGGTTAATAGCTTTGCTTTTAACAATAGAACTGTATAATGTGTATGGGAAGTTGTTGTAATCTTCCCCATTAACCATTCTGTTCTGTGTATAGTAGCGGGAAGGGGCACGTTGTTTAATGTTTGCTAATGTTTCTCTTGCCTGTGCGTTTGACACTGGTGTCTGTAATTCTAATCCTAATGTAAGTGTTTCTGTTCGTCCTAGCCTGCTAATATAACTTAATGTAACTGATAGATTTTGCATCTCAGTTGGATCAATAGTATATGTCAATGCATTACCTGCACGTACATATGCTCTAAATGTTCCAACCGGGATCTCGGAAAATACTCCATCACCAAAAACGTAACTAACTTGGTCGTTAAATCTAGAGCCAACTGAGAATATTCTGCGAACGCTATTTTCAGTTTGTAAATAAGCATCAGCATAAACATTCTCTACTTGATTCCATAACGTTCTATTAACTGCAGAGCTGTTATCAGTACTTAACTGATATAACCAAGTATCTGTATTATTGATACCTTGGATGTCAATATCAACTACTTGATTTGAAATCTGTTGTGCTAAATTAAAATCAAAATTCTGCAATGTTCCTTGCTTGAAATAAAAGAAGAAACCTGTATTTGGACTGCCATAACCTAACTTGTCATTGCGATAAGCCATATTCATTCTGCCACTTGGTGCAGGAGGAATTTCGTAAACATAATCTTCATCCAACGTAGTGGAACTAACTAATTCAAAATTCATTGCTTGATTATCTACGACCGAAGTGAATGGCACAATTGGTAATGTGTTTTGTGGAATATTAATTGTATACTCATCCGTTTTAATACCTGATAATTGTGCTGTATTACCCGGGCGTCCAACTCGCTGTGTGTTAATCAATGTTGCGTTGATAATTGTATTATATTGTTCTAACCAATTAACATTAGCAGGGTCATTCCACAATATAGCTTGATTGCTTAAATTAAATCCATTTAGATCCGTAATGTTTTCGGTAGTTTGAATGCTTGTTACTTTAATATAACCCTGGCCAGCTAGGTTACGTTTAGGAGTATAGCTGATTAAATTTGCTAATTTAACAACACTATCTCTGCGTTCAGCCGTATCAATAAAGTTTTCACGGGCATTAAGATCACTACGGAATGCAAGACCTTGACCCATAAAAGCCATAACGTCCATTAATGCTATGAATTCACTTGATTCAATGTAATCATTAAAAGTTTCTGGATAGTAAACACGTATATAATCTATAAAACTTTTACGTAATGTTTCATAGTCATATGAACGGAAATCGGCTTCACGGAAGGTTTGATAGATTGCCTTCCAATCGTTAACGCCGAATAATGCTGATTGTCGTGAGCTGGTTGCCATAGTGGTGTTCTCTTTTAAGTATTTATCTTAAATGAAAACACCATTTTTTGAAGATTATTGAATTACTGCGGTATTTGTACTATTATTGAAGAAAACACTAAGAATTTCTGCGTTATTAAAAGGTGCAACAGCTAGTTCTACTTCAAGTAATATACCGTTTTCTTGTGGATATGCGCTAACAGTATTAACTAACATTCTTGGGTCTTGATTAGCCACTCGTCTGATTTCTGTTTCTAATTTGTTCTGTACATCAAACGTATTAGGCTCAAAAACAAAACTCCAAAGAGTAGTTCCATATCCCGGGTTTCCAACTTTTTGCCCTTGTTGAATATTCAATGCATTAATGAAATCTTGTATAACTAATTGTTGGTCAACTAACCTAAACTTTTTACCAGGAATAACTGGTTGTACCATAGAGCCCACACCACCTGCAATACCCGCTGGTAAATTAGTAGATCGGGGCTTGTTAGCGTTAATTGTACTGAATCCAATGTATGTTGGCATGATTATCCTCTACTGTATTTATGTTATGCTGTCACGGAGCCGCTAGCGGTAGCTGACGCATTTATTTTTTTTCTTAAATCTTCAATTTGTTTATCTAAATTAGTTATATTTTCTCTAGCAGTATTGAGAGCCGCTTCTGCACTTGCAATGCTTGGATCGCCTGCAGGTAATTCAGTTTTAGCTTTAGTACTAGCATATCTAGCATCGTTTAGTTCTTTTTGTAAGTCAAATCGTTTATCATTTAGTGTGTTAATTTCTTCTGTTGTTTTATTATATTCTGCAATACTACTTTCAGATTGAGTTGTTCCCAATGTAGCCGGATTACCTTCAAAGTTTGGCATCGGTATCTTTGCACTACCCAATAACGATGTTATTGATTGAGTTAATTCTCCTCTATCGGTGGTATTAATAGCTACTGTTGGTAATTTAATTTGTACTGCACCTCCTGAACTCATTGAACTTATTGCGGCATTTAATTGTGCGGCTGCGCCAGCTGGTAGACCAGCAGATGCTAATGATGCTAATGATAGTTTACCACTCTTTAAATCATCTAACCCTTTTGTTAACGATCCGGCTGCACCTGTAATTGCATTTAATGCACCTGAAGATGCTAGTGGGTTAATTGATGTTAAACTAGATATACCATTTGTGATTGATGTTGCTTGACCAATTAATCCTGTTACTGCACTAACTCCCGGCACACTATTAATTGCACCAACTGCATTATTAACTACTGCCGATACAGCTCCGCCTCCCGGTAATGATCCCAAACCAGTAGATAGATTTGCTGTTATACCCGTCGCTGTTTTTAATAATCCAGATGCTACTCCTGTTACTGCACCTACTACTCCGGTTATTCCACTAGTAACTGACCCTACTACTCCACTAATTGCACTAGTTATCCCACCTGTTACTGCACCTATTGCTCCGGTTATTCCACCTGTTACTGAGTTTAATGCTCCGGTTAATGAATTCGCTGCCGGAGCTTGGGCGGCCGCTTGTGCTTTTTCTGTTATGTCTTTAATATTTTGCGGGACACCAACAGCTAGTGTTGGTAACGCACCGCTAATTGCCGAAAATGCACTACCGGCAATGCCCTTAGCACTATCTAATAATCCTGATATACCAGCAACGGCACCTTTTGCCATACCAGTTAGTGAAGTTGCAATACTACTTAAACCACCTGTAACAGTGGATGCCAAATTACCTGCAAAATTGCCTGCAGAAACTAAACTTGCGGCTGATCCTAATACAGTATTCAATGCTCCAGTTGCCGCACCTACTACATTTGATATTGCTCCATTAACTGCTCCTACTACTGCACCTGCCGCGTTGCTAACTAAATTTACAGTATTTTGTATACCGGCTGTAGCGGCTGACATTACCAATCCTGCTATAGCTGTACCTGATTCTTTACCTGTAATTAATCCAGTTTGTGTTAGTGCTGTTTGTGCTTGCGTGAAAGTAGCAACCTGTGTTGCTACTTGTGCTACGGGATTATTTACATAGCTAGTTAAATTTGCCGCTCCATCTTTTCCTGTAAACAAGTTTGGTGTTAATGCCTTTGTTATAGACATACCATCTTTTATATTCTTTTCAACTAATGCTGCCGCTCCTGGTTTAATTACACCACCTGCTTCAAGTTGTGCTGGACTTTGTGCCATTGCACCTACTGCCGCAACAGCGCCATTTGCTGTTTCTACTGCACTTGCACCCAATTTCACTGCAGCGGCCGCGGGTCCTGTAGCAGCCAACGTAGATATTTGCCCAACCATTGTACCCGTTGTGTTCTTATCTAATGCCGCACTAATAGCTGCCGATGGAGGCACAGTGGCAGCAACTGCAACAGTTACTGGAGTAATGGGTGAGTCTGCGCTGGCATTTGCGGCCGCTACTGCTGAACTTGGTGCAGCCGGTAATGCCGCACTTGCATTGTTATTAACTTTAACATCCACACCTTGATTAGCACTAGACCATGGTGCATGTGCAGGTGCTCTACTTACAATACTTAATAATTTGCCCGGTGCCGCTAACCAACCCTTAGTAGCGTCATTTAATGTATCAGTATGTGCTACTACTGGTAATGGTTTAACTTCTTGAGGAACTAAACTTGATGCTCCTGTATTTAAATTAATCTTACTACCGTTAAAATATGTTATAGAATCACTATAAAATGATGAATCGGCTGCGCTAGCAAAACTCATCTTACCATCTACTTTAGTTGTATATGTACCAGAGGCATATAAACTGAAATCTGTTCCAACTTTGTGTGTGGTTTGTTTTTCGCTATTAATTGCAATAGTATCAGCACTTATGTTTAGTGCCTTACCTGCATTAATATTAATATTATTATCAGCGTGTAAATTCAAATCACCTTGTGTTCTTACATTAAATGAGTTGGTAGAGTACATATCAATTGTGCCTTCTTTACCTAACTCAATATAACTTTGTCCGTTAGCGTGAATAATGAATAATGTTTGCCCGTCATCACTCATTAATATTTGATGTCCTAAACTACTGCGTAGTCTTACTAATTGGTCACGACCTAATATATCTCCATCATCCATTACTAAAGTATGTCCTCCCCTACGAGCAACAACTTTTAATCCAGTTGATTTACCACTTGTTGCGGCCTTAGCAATTGTTTCATCAGTAAAGCCACCTTCATATATAGGTCTACCTGGTGTGCTTACACCCCAGCCAACACGTGATGGAGTTTCACGTTGGGCGCTTGATCCAATAACTCCTCTAATAGGATCTCTAATCAAACCCTGTTGTGCCAATATACTAGCAACATAACTATGTACAGGTTTAGCATCAGTTAAAAATTTATTACTGTTTGCTATTCCTGCATTATTGCTATTAAGATTAGTTACAGGTAATCTAACAGCTCCGCCCAATCCTTTTGCTTCACCTGCATTTGCTACAATATTATCTGTACCACCAATTGCAGGAACCATTTGTAATGCTTCTGGTTGTGGTACACATCCTATCCAAAATCCATAATTAGGATCACCATTAATGAATATACATATAACAGTTGTACCCAAATCAGGTTGACTATTCCACATACCATAACTGTTAGGGTTTTTGATGTATTCTCCGTAACCTGTATTTGCACTTGAAGGCGTAGTTACTCCATAGAAGGGCGTCATATAGCTAACAGTTACCCAAGAATTACTATCATCTGGATCTAGTCCTCCCAAGTCACTAATGTATACTTGTAGTCTACCAGAACGAATAGGATCTATGTTATCTTTAACAATACCAAATAGTGGTACGCTACGTAATACTGCACCGCCAGCGTCTGGTTGACTTGCTTTAGTACTACCTCTAGGTTTTATTTCATCGTATGCCATATATTATGCCCCGCCCCTTGGTCTTCCTACAACAGGTTCTTCTCTTCCACCATCGCTATTTGCAGGTTGTTTATTAGCATCTATTATACCATCATCTCTTGCTTCCGAACCTGAATTAAGAGATTTGTTTGTGTTGTTAGATCCGGCGCCTGATATACCGCCGGCAGTTGGATCAAAGACACTTTCTTGTACATCTTGTGCTGGATTAAACACATTTTCTTGTATACTTTGCCTAGTATCAAACACATTTTCTTCTACATTAGATGGTCTACCTGCCGCATTTTTATCAGATTTATTTGTGATATCAGAAAACTGATTTATAACACAATCTAACTCTTGTGTAAATTTACCTTTTGAAAAACTACTTATTACTTCAACTAACATATAACTCACACCTTTAATTTGAGATGCTATTTCCTTAGGATATTTCCAAAATAATATAGAATCATTAACAGTTAATAATCCAGTATCATTATTATAATCTTCCGCTTCTTTGAAATCTATCTCAATAAAAACTTGCCCACCATTTGGATTAATAGTAAAGCCCTTGCCATAAAATTGACGATATACTTGATTGATTGAACTAGGACTATCTTGCATTAGATAATCAGGGTCTCCTAATATAGTAATCTTTGCAGTAGCATACG